CTAATTGTTGTGCGCGGGGAAATTGACGACGACGACAAAGAGGAACTCAGGTCCAGGTTCAGGGGAAACATAAACAGAGCCGGCTCTATAACTGTTGTTTCTTCAGATGAGGGCGTTGACTACGTTGATACCGGCGCAAGCCCAAGAGATGCAAACTACATCCAGATGCGTCAAATAACCAAGGAAGAAATACTTGCTTCTTTTGGTGTTCCAGAATCAGTTATAGGAAACGCTTCCGGCCGTACTTTTTCCAATGCTGGCGAAGAACATAGAGTTTTCTGGAATGAAACCTTGCTTCCACACTTAGAGCTAATTGCCAGAGGACTAGATGAGCTCGATGCCGACCACTACATAGACTTTGATACTTCAGACGTCCCAATCCTGATTCTTTACAAGCAGGAGCGGGAAAGGTACCTTCTTGACGAGTTCCAGAACGGGCTCATAAGCGGCAACGAATACCGCATCCAAACAGGAAGAAATAAAATTGATTCCGACCTAATGCAGGCAATGCTCGCTAACCCGAACTTGACCCCGATTGGATATACGGATAAGAAATTTGACTCTCAAGAGCAAGCAGCTCAGATGGCGGCGCAACAGGGTGGAGCGCCTGGAGGAATGCCTGGCGTCGCTGCAGCAGGCATGATGCCAGCCCCAGGACCAGAACAAGCCGAAATGCCTAACCAAATGCTTGACCTACAGGCACCAGGTGCCGCTGGTGCCCCTCCAGGAGGCATGACAGAGGCTCTAGCAGCAGAACAGTCAGCATCGGCCAATATGGCAATGCAGCCGTCTCCAAGCGCGCTCTCGGCCTTCAATCCTAACGAAATGATGTCCAAGTCCTTGTCTCAGGATAACGAAGGCTATGAATGGGACGTAAAGGCTGACGAAAGCACTGATAGATGGACGGAAATTCTAGATAGAAACCTAGAAAGATTCATAGAGCGCCAGCAACGTGTAGTCATAGAAAAGTCCGGCGGTGCCAAAGCTAGAAAATCGATAGAGGCCGGCTCTCTTGACGTAGAGAGTATTTTTGACATATCTGTTTGGAACAAGCAAATTGAAGAAGATTTACGCCCTGTTTTTTCTGGAATATTAAAAGATGCATCACAGTTGGTTAACGAGCAGACTTCTATGCCAATAGAAATGGACGAAGAGGAAGTAAAGCAATACCTTGACGCCCAGGTTGAAAGAGCCAAAAAAACAAACTCAACAACAAAAGAGGAAATTGCATCTGCAATATTGATTGCTACAGCTTTGTCAAACGACGAGGACAGGGTCGGCATGCTGAAGGCGGCATTGGCGGCTATTTTTATTAATCTTCTTTCTAAGCGTAAACGCTCAATTGCTGAGCACGAAGGTCAGACTGCATATAATGCAGGTTTGTACTTTGGAGCAAAGCAAGCTGGGGCTGCCAGCAAGACGTGGGTTACGAGAAAAGATTCAAACGTACGCGGTGAACATAAGCTCCTAGAGAGCAAGACCGTCAACTTGACAGACGCTTTTTCTGTTGGTGAAAATTTCTTACGTTTCCCAGGAGACCCAGAAGCACCACCACACCTCACCATGAACTGCAGATGCAAGCTTCGTTTCAGGATTGAATAAAGCTACTTTTATTAAACGTTTAATGAAAGTACCTGCGCCAGAATTAGCGCATTGCGTATTATCATTAGAATAGCTCTCCCCGAAAGGCGAACACGTGTCTAGCAATGTCTCCGACTTTACTGTAACTCAATATAAAGCAAACCCAGGCCAGGTAAATGTTAACGAAGCACAGGGTATTGTCGAGTGTTTTGTTGCTGCGTTAGGTAATAAAGACAGCGTTGGTGACATTTGTTTGCCGGGCTGCTTCAGTTCTTCTCTAAAAAGAAGAAAACCCCGTGTTGTATGGGGGCACAACTGGAACGAGCCAATCGGCAAGGTTTTGGAAATTTACGAGGTTGGACCAAACGACCCAAGGCTCCCATCAAAAATGAGGGCCAAAAATGTTGGCGGTCTATTTGCAAAAGTGCAGTTTAACCTCATGTCAGAAAAGGGCAGAGAGGCTTTTAGTAACGTAGCTTTTTTTGGAGAAGAGCAAGAATGGTCAATCGGCTACAAGACCCTCGACGCAGTTTTTGACACAACGCAGCAGGCAAACCTTCTCAAAGAGGTTGAACTGTATGAAGTTTCTCCAGTTTTGCATGGAGCAAACCAACTAACTGCAACTCTTTCAATTAAGTCTGACGAACAAAAAGCTGAAGACTCCTCGCCGTGCTGGCCTGGTTACAAGCAGCTAGGTATGAAGCCAGGCAAAAATGGCAAGATGGTGCCCAACTGCGTTCCTGTCGATGGCAACAAAAAAAGTACTGACGAAGGAATGGAACAAAAGTTCCACGGAGGTGTCCTGTATGCGCCAGCGGAGACAGCACAAAACCCTGTTACCGGAAGAATGGGAGCATTGGCTCGTCATATAAATATGCACTTCGGTGGAGAAGTAGTAATTAGAAGCGCCGAAGAAAACATAGTCATCTTTGACTTAACAAGAGATGGAACGACAGAAACGCTCCGCTCCAGCTACCACTCTCCCAACGGTGTTGATTTTATGTTTGGCGCTGCTCAGGCTGTTCGCGCAGAAGTCGTGTACATGCCAGTTAACGGCTCTACCGGAAGTCGAGTTGCCGGCGACGACGATGGACATGGCGGATGTGGCTGTGGTGGGGCTTGCGGTGGAACTAAATCTGACTGCGGCTGTGGTGGAGAATGCGGTGGCTGTGGCGTCAAAGACGCATTCCCTTCATGGGAAGATTTTAAACAAAACAACCCAGGTATCCATCTATTCATAAAGACAGCGAATGGCGATATTTATGATGCTGCTCAAGAGGTTGCCAACTATCATGGATTCACACTTGAATTGTTGAGTGACGGATTTGCTGTTCCCAATATTGACTGGTACGGCACCGAAGCACCCAATGCGCTAGTGAGTGTTTGTGAGGCCATAGATAAAAAAGCCGCCCCTAGACCATCAAGAGTAGGCAGGGGAATGGCTTCTTCTGCTCGTGGGGTGCGCCTTGCGCCAGCAAAGTACGACGGCGACAATGACGGATTCAAGACGGGTCCAACCGGTTTAGACAACATTCCGTATGTTCGGCCTCCCAATGTTCAAAAGCCAACTCCGTTTAAGCCGATGAACCCAGAGCGCGAAGAGCCAAAGGAAGTCCCTGAAGAGATACCTGAGAGCGAACCAATAAGAAAACCAAAGCCGCAGCGTGTTCCAACCCCAGCCCCCGCGCCAGCACCGGCTCCATCTCCAACTCCGACTCCAGAAAAAGAGCCCGAAAAAGAGCCAGAAAAACCTGGAATCCCAGAAAAACCACGTATTCCTGCTCGTCCAGTTCCACAAAGACAACCTGCACGCACTGGAAACAAAAGAAAATCCGCCAATTTTGATGCGTTTATTTCCGTTTCGGAATATAAAGACATGCAAATAAAATCAGGTCTTCATTTCAATACTTCAGAAATAGACTCTGTGGTCATAAATGTTCCTGTAGCGGACATATTTGAGTTCAAATCGCTCATTGACCCAGTTCTTGAATACCACCACATCACCGCTCTTGCAGTAAATAGTGGAGTTCAAATTTTTAGGTATTCACAATTAACAGATGAGGCAATTTCGGCACTGTCAAGCGTAATTAAAAATTTCTAGGAATTAAATGAGTTCATCGAGATTTTCAAGACCAAAACGACCCAGTAACGTCAGCCAGAGCAAGCCTGTTATGGGTTATGCTAAACCTACAGAACAACCCCAAAAATTATATAAGTATCACTGCATGGTGACTGGAGAAAAACGAATTTCTCCATGCGGCGGATGCTCTTACCCCAAGGGTTGCTTATCCAACTCTATGCAATACAAGGAGACAGAATAATGGCTGAATCACCAGTTGTGAAATTAAACGCAAACGGCGAGGTCGTTGCGTGTGCCAAAGGCCTTGACGGCGGCGAGTGTGGCTACACACCAGGCGCAAAAGTTTGCGGTAAATGCGGTGCTGTTGCGCAGCAAATGAAGGGCGCTATGCCTGGTGTTGCTGGAAGCATGGGAATGGGTGCTGGAACACAGATGCCACAGCGCATGATGACGCGTAAGCCAGGGATGCCACTCAGTGCTGGTCGTCCTTCTATGTTGGACGAAGAAGACGACATGGACGAAGAAGACGACATGATGGAAGACGACATGGACGAGGAAGACGACATGATGGATTCCGAAGATGAAAAAATGTACGGCATGATGATGATGCCAAAGAAAAAGAAAAAGGGCATGCATACATCCATGATGGATGACGAAGACAAAGACATGCACGAAGACGACGACATGGACGAGGAAGACGATGACATGTTTGTTCGTCGTGCTGCACCAAAGAAGAAGCGTGGCGTTATTGCTATGGAAGATGCAGAAATGGAAATGGAAATGGAGGACGAAGAAGACGAAGATTATGCAACCGCTGGAATGGTTCGCGCAAAAATGAAGCGCAAGCGCATGGCTACTCTCGGCTTTAAGTCTTCTGAATTTGACAAAGATGCATACATCTGCTCTTTTGACAGAAAAGTATATCCAGGCGCTACGTCTGTTTGCGATAGCTGCCCGGGCGGTTGCGTTTCCGAAAAAGGAATGCCTTCACTGATTGAAGTTGAGGGAATCGCAGAAGACATGTTTAGAGGAAAGGTTCTTGACTCTGGCTACAGCGACGAAGCAGACCTTTTTGTTGTTGACGTTGAGCGTAAAGACGGAAAGCCTGTTGAAATCTTCTTCGATGGTTCAAGCGGCGAAGTAATGGGCTGGCATCTTCTCAACAATGAAGTGATGCAAGTCAAGTCGGCACTCGAAAACAAGGTGATGATTAGCTTCGGTGAAGCAGCAGACATTGCTGTAAAGACCGTAGAGGGTGACATTGTTGCTGTCGAGCCAGACGTTTTTGAAGGCTTTGACGTTTACGCGGTCGAGATTGAGGGCATGAACGGAAAGTCTTACGACGTTTTCGTTGCTCTTGATGGTGAAGTCCTCGGATATGACGAGTACACACAAGAAGAGGCTTCTGAAATTGAATCCGAAGCCGCCGAGATTGCACTTAAGCGTGCCTATAACGGAGACACTCGCGACAACATGGCAAAGAAGGGAACGGCCCTTTCAGATGGCTCTTTCCCAATTGCTGATGATTCGGACCTTCGCAATGCAATTCAAGCATACGGTAGAGCAAAAGACAAACCAGCAGCAAAAGCACACATCATGAAGCGCGCAATTGCTCTCGGTAAAGAAGACTTGATTCCAGTTAGCTGGGTTTCCAAAGCAGATATCGACAAGGCGAAGGCCGGAGAAAAGTCAGCAGAAGGAAACTTCTTGTCAACACTGCTGGAATTCGAAATGCTTGCAGCGGAAGACAGCACTGACGAAAGCGCTAATTAATATGAGAAAACTTACAGCAGAACAAAGAGCAGCCAATAGAGCAATCTTGCAGCAGGAAACTGAAGCTATTATTAAAGCTAGCGAAGATAAGCCAAAGAGCAAAAAGTCGACACCAGCCGATGAAGACAAAACGGAAGATAAAAACGATGATGTTAAAGATGTCGAAGAGTCAAGCGCTACTGAATCTTCTGACGTCGCTTCCGATGCAGCTGCAAAGCCTGAATCAGCCGCTAAGTAAGAAATCGCTGGGAGAATCCAGTGAGTAGCGATAATGGCTTCGCCGACAAGGCAATAAATAAGTTTTTATTTAACAAAGATGCCTCGCTGTCTGTTTCTTTATCTTCTATAAAAGCAGACGATTCTAAAGCAAAAGAAGAATCCGGCAATAAAAAAACAGAGACAGAAAAAGAATCCAAAGCCGAGTCTGCATATGAAGACTATTTGGAGAACTGGAAACAGGGCGACCGGATACCTATTGTTCCGCCTGGAAAAGAATTTATTCTTTGCAGAGTAAACCTTGACGATACAAGGTCTGAAAAAGAAGCCGGATATCACGACATACCGGAACTAACAAAAAAACCATATAAAAAGTCTTCCCCTGAAGAACAATTGATTGAATTTAAAAATCTTGGGCCAAAACTAAGCTCGAGTCTTACCTCCATCTTGGGGCGAGTTGCTAAATCTCGTGGCTTGTGGATTGATGATAAAAATAAACTGCGCTGCCCTCCTGGTTCGCCTGCAGCAAACCAGTTCACCGACATAACTGGCAGTAACTGCTTTATACCATCTCCTGAAACTGCTGCTGGTTCTGCTCGCAGAGCAGTGAGAAGGGCAGTAAACGGCGCTGATGTACTATCCTCACCTCTTGGCGGAAGAACCGATACGTCGTTTGCGGGAACAGAACAAAGAGTACAGGCGTACACAACAGACGACTTTGGC